GTTGCAGTGTTACGTTTTCAATCTGTACGGCATTGGTGCCGTAATTAATAAATAAAATACTATTACAGTCGCTTGTAACGTAACCGCTTAGGTCATACGTTGTAAAGTTTACGTCGTATCTTATTAATTCCGCTGTTACTTTATAATCGGCCATTGTTGTTTTATTAAAGGTGAAATGAAAATTAAATTGTGTAAGGAACGCCTGAACGCTTTACTCCGCTAACCTGGTTAACGTAAAAATTTTGGTATTGATTTTCTTTACTTTGCTGCTCGGCTAAACCTTCGTTAAATGCTTTTAACTGCTCAACTATTGTAGTGCTTTCAGTTTGTATTTGCGGTTGCAATAACAAACTTGGTTGCGCTGGTTGATCTGGTGTACCTGGTGAAGTAGTTAATAGAGGGGCTTTTTTTCTCATAAAGAAAAAATAATACGCCGCCGCGGCCGCCAATAATAACATTAAATTTTTATTGCTCATATTTCAAACATTGATTTTTCTTCGTCGCTTAATAAGTCCGCTGGATCTGTAATAAACTCACCTTTATCCAGTGGGCCTATTTCAATAGATCCGCGCCTTTTTGGTTTTCTAGTAGCCGCGTAAACAATTACGCCAGCTAATAAAAGTAATATTAATAAACTGCCCTTTTGTTTCATTTTAATAGTTTTTTAAACCGCTAACATATTTAATTAACTGGTTTACCTGATCTGCACTGAAACGATCCGCTGGCCAACTTAATGGGCCGCCACCTTGTAACCAGTTTAATAGATCCTTACCTTTAGCCTCGTTAAATTTATGCGCTAGGTAACTTACCTGGCTTTTAGTTTTTAACTGCTTAAATACGCCTAAAACAGCGTCGAAATCATCATAAAAATATCCTGGTGCATTCCAAATTGTATTAATAAACTTTTGCACCTGGCTATTAGTGATAATCGTTGCGCCACCTTTACGCCAATAGTTTGGGTTCCAGGGGCTGCCTGGGTTGCTTGTCTGCTTCTCAATTTCTAACTCCTCGCTACTTTTTTGCAGCCCTACGCTTTCTAGTATTGGCTTAATAACTTTAGTATAACCAAAGTAAACCACCACTAGGCCAATAATTAGGCTGCTATTATCTTTTAAAAAATTACTCCTGGCCATTATAACATAAATAATAATGAACTAAGTTTTGCGCTACCCATTTGATCTAATTTTCTTAGATGTTCAATAGTTACGCCTTTGCTCATTAATGATTGTAAAATTTCTACTGCTTCTGCTTCATCACCTATTCCCGCTATTGCTGTTGGCGTGCCACCTTTTGTGATCATTCCACTAACCAGGGCCATAACGCCAGCAATTAGTGTTTCTTGTAACTGTGGGTTACTCAACATTTGATCAATAGGGCTTTTTGGTGCTTCTTCTTCTTCTTCCATCTCGTCCATGGCTTCAATAGCTGCTATTCTGCTTTGTAACATTTGGTTTTGTTCAACTAGCTTTTCTAGTAACATCTCAGTCCTAGGGCTACCGACGCCAGCCATTTGCTGCATTGGCAAATAAGATTGCGGCCTATTTAGCTGAAAAGAAATACTGGTAAGAACTGGGCTAATTTCTTTTTTAGTACGGCCCCTACCAGTACTTCCTTCGCTAATAACTTGTATTAAATACGGGTTGTAATTTTCTATATTATTGCGAAGCTGTGTTAAGGCGTTTACAAGTTCCTGGCGTCCGATTTCTTTTTCGCCAGCAAAATTGTATCGTAAATATTGTGGCGTTGGATTAACGCCAGCATATATTTTATACTCGCTTCCGTCTGCTGCATCATAAAAATTTATGACTTCATCAATAGTAAATATTTCGGGCCTAAAAGCTGCCATAATATAAAAATTTTACAAGTAGTAATAAACGCCAAAACTATACGCCACGTTTGTGGTTGCTAGTGCTGACGGTAAAGATACAAAAGATTTTGTCCAGCTAATATCAATATCGTTCATACTAGGCAATTCAAAAACAAAAGGTGTTGTTGTACCTTCCTGGATATTGTTTAAGCCTAGTATTGGAATATTATATATTAATTGCAAATCACCCTGGTACAAAGTTAAAAATGACTTTTTAGCGTCCGCAACTGTAACTGGTGTTGATCCAGTTAAAGGCGTTGCACTAATTGCGCCAGCTACATAAACTTGTACAGCTTCAATCTTTGCATTTCTTAACTGTGGTAAATCAGGAAAATAGAAACGTGTAAGTGTAGATCCACTAGGTACGTTTATTTCGACTGCTTCAAACCGTTTGATACGCATATCTTAAAATTAATAAATTAAAAAAAGTGCCGGTAATGTCCGACCGGCGGCGGAGGCGTTTAAGGCCCGCCAGGCACATATCGTTATTACTTAACAGTAGTAACATTTTGACATAAGATACCTCGCTGAATAACACAAATAAAGCTATTTGAAAGTACTGTTGCTGGCGCACCATTTGCAGTAAGCTGGAAATTGATGTTTGCAGCACCGTTCATCACAATACCTGGTTCAACTGGGTAAAAAGCGTCTTGGCTTGCAGCCCACTGATCCACTGGGAAAACAGTTTGTGCAGTAATACCTACGCCGCCCTGTGTTTGTGGCACAAAGTAGTGACGTAAAACGTCCCACGCTGGTAAAACTTGCTCATTGTTAATTGTAAGGTTCAAATAACCATTATAAATACTCCAAAGGTCGTCGTCTGTTGCTGAAGTAAATATTACGCCATTTGGATAAGTGTAAAGCGGCGCTTTTGTGTTAGTTGCTGCTCCTACTCCAATTAAAACTGCAATTTCAGTTGTGATGAAAATGTCTTGTAAGTTTAGACGCTTCTCATTTACGCGGCTTGCACCGTTTTGAGTATCGTTTACAAGAACTGGAATATGATAGTTAGCAATAGAAGTGCTTAGCGCTACTTCACTACGCAAATATGATTGCGTTAATTTTGCGTGATCGGCTGAATAACCTAATCCGCGCACTAGGGCTTTCGCATTTTCGAAAACCATTCTAGAACCCATTTGTGATGCCATTTGTTATAAGTTTTTTATTTTTTTTAAATAAAGGTGAAAAGAAAATAATTAACAGCCTTCTTCGTCCAGGCCAGCTATTGACGGCGTCATGTAGCTTTTGTCAACTAATCCTTCGCGGTTGTAATAGGCTGCGATTTGTGGCGCTTTGTAAAATACATCACTAGCTACTTCACCGATACCGTTTAACACTCCAAAAGATTGTACAAGTTTAAGACCACCAACGGCGATCATACCAGCTGCAAGACCTTGGCCCGCTGCTCCTTTTACAAACTTAGGTAAGAATAGACCTACTGCAACTGGAACTGCTGCTTTGATCTTGTCATTTGTTGCTGCTGGTAAAAACTTACCAACTAACTGGGCTGCTGCTGCTCCCGCTACTGTATAAAGTACGGTTGTTGCTGCGCCGCCTACTTTGCCAATTCCAGACATACGACGACGTCTAGGGCTTCTTTTTTTTGCTGCTTTTCTTCTACGCATTTTTTTTGTTTTTAAATTATTGTGAAGGTTTTATTTTACCAAAGTAATTGATCGGCGTAATATCCTGGGGATCCTTTAACCGTTCTATCCTTTTGGTGTCTTATTTTATAAAGTTTTCTTTTTTCGTCTGCTATCTTTTTACCGCAATATCTTAAAAAACTAGGGTAATCTAAATAGTTAGGATCACCCACGCTTGCTAAGAAATTGCCGTAAACATCATAAACATCAATTTTTTTATTTTTCTTTTCACTAGGTAAAACAATAACATTTAACGCCTTTGCTTTTCTTTTAGTATATAAAGAAATTTTGTACATAATTAAGCATAATTTGAAAAATATTGTGGCTGTCCATTCCATTTACTAGCTGTTGCAAATGTGTTAATACTAACATAAACGCCACCGCTATATTTTTTTATTTTTCTATTTATTGTTTTTGCAGTGTAATTAATTTCACCAGGTAAAACTCGGCCTGACATATTATTACTATTGTATTCAACAATTTTTTCTCCCATTGGTGCTAATGTAACTCCTAAACCTGTTTTTTTAATTACAGTATAAAAATCTACGTTTGTTTGATCGTAACCCCAATGTGAAACTAAAATGTCGCCTTTATTAATTTCATCTAAATTTCCAATTTTTTTATAACCAGACATCACACGAATATTAACATTATGGCTCTTAGTGTCTTTATGTACACTTTCAGGCTTTTTTACGCCAGCTACTCTACGCGTGTGCGCTTTTACTTTGCCATACTTTGTATGCTTTTTAGGTGCTGCCTTCTTTGCAACTTTTTTAGGTGCTGCCTTTTTTACAACCTTTTTAGCCGCCTTTTTAGGTGCTGACTTCTTTGCTGCCTTCTTTTTAGGGGCCGCGCCTACTTTTTTACCGTAAACGTGCGCAAACGCTTCTTTTAGAGAAACGCCAGTTTTTTTTCTGTATTCAATGGCTTTTTTAAAATTTGCCTTTGCTGCTTTTTGTGCTGCGGTCATTATTTTTTCATTTTTGATAGTGCGAAAATACCAGCGCCAACAATTCCCAGTGTTACTAGAATATTCATTCCAGCTTTTTGCGTTCCTGGCGCGTTTTCTTTATAATTTATTTGATCATTAGTGAAATAGGCCTTATCTGCAATTTGTTGTAAATCTGGCCTAGTCGATAAAAATCTTTGCCTATATCCGTCTAAATATGTATTAAAATATTCTTTATCCGCTGGCGCTAACTGGGTATAGTCGTTGGCGTAATTTTCACGATACCATAACAACATTTCTTTTACGTCAACATCTGCGGCCCTAAAATTTTGTTTGCTTACTGCAATTACATTGGCTAATCTGTCCCTGGCGTCTTGCTTTGCTATAATAGGTTTAATTGCGTTAATTTTATCCCTGGCTTCACCAGCTGGCCTTTGCGAAATATTTCTAATAAAACTAATTATACCAGGCAAAGCGCTTATTGCTGTTGTTACCAGTGCGGCAATAGGTTTAGCCGCTGCTACTGCTACCAGTGGCGCTACTCCAATACTTCTGTTACTATAATATCTTTTATTATTCATACCGCATTTATGGCAAATGTAAGGATCTGCGCCACCTTTGGATAAATTCCAACTCCACCCGCAACCCCTACACTTTATTTTCATTATTTCTTTCTAAAAATTAAAAACGCTGCAACAGCGGCCCCGCCAATTAACAACAAAGTGTTTGTGCTAATTCCAGCGCGTTGTTGTTGTTGTTGACCAGGACGCATACTTGGTAGGCCTTGATCAAATTGTTGAAATTGATCTTGCTGTGATCCACGACGTGAAGCGCTTACAATTCCTGGCGCCGCGGTAATTAAACCTTTAAACGCTTCGTTAAAATCAAATGGGCCAGCCATACTGTTATCCATTCCCGACATACTCGGTAAATCTTGTAATGCCATTGTTACTTTGTTTATTGCTACTTTATATTGTAATTCCTTGCTTGATCCTGGTGTAATTACGCCAGCTTGTAAAAGTTTATCGCGATCATTAACTAGCTTGTCGCGGTATTTAGCCATTTCAGCTCTTTTATCGTCTGTCGAATAATTTACGCCGCTTAGTGCAATTAGTGCCATTTTTATTTTTTTATCTTTATAAAATGTAGGTGTACGCTTTTCGTTAAACCTTGGTAATACTGGATCAATCCAAATTTCTTTTTTTGTTCCTGGGTACATAACAGCAAAAACGTGTTGTGGCTCCCTGGTATTATTTTTATAGCCCGCAAATCTAAACGCTAGGGGTACTTGTAAAATACCTTTTCGGTTTAAACTGTCTAACACTCCATTAGCAAATAAAGCATAACTTTTGCAGTCCGCTGGCATTGCCACAATCGCGCTAGGGCTTCTTAGTGTTTGATTTTTGTTGCTCTCTATGTAATAAGGTACGCTAGATTTTAAAAAATTAAAAATGTTGCGCGCCGTTTCCAATTCACTATCACCAACAAAAAGATCACTTATTTTATCATATTCGCCAAAATATTGGTTATGTGTGTCCAATATTCCGTCGATTATATCTGTTACCGTTTGATCCGTACTTACCACCTTCCTATAATTATTAAAAGGTGATAGCTTTTGCAAAACTACCTTCTTACTAATCATTAAACTTGTATTTAATGTCATAAGGTAATAAAACGCCATCAACAGCCGCCGTTCCAGTTAGCTGAAAATTGGCCGATTTTGTATTTAAAACCTGTCTTACTGCTATTATTGCGCCTTCCAGGGTTGTTACTGCTACAAGCGGCAACACGATCTGGCTATACGCCGCAATATTAGTTTTTTGATTATAGTAAACATCTGCTATTTTTTGCCCGCTTTCTAAAAACAACTCCGCGTTAATATTTGATATTGTTGTAGTAATTCCAGTAGGGTTATTGATTGTAACATCAATTTTGATTTGTGGATCTAAAAATGATCCACCTAGGCCAACCCTGGATATAAAAAAACTAACCTCTTTTGAAAAGCGGTATTTGCTGTAAATCCAGTAAACTGCTGCCGCGCCCAATAGAGCTGCTAGCCATTTTTTTGCTGCCATACCTTACAAAGTTACGAAAAATTGTTCGATTTTCAAACAAAAAAACTTTTTTTTAAAAATAGTGTGTGTTGGTTAAACTTTTAGTTTAAAATTTATTATCTTTGCGTACGCTTGAGCTAGCAAAGATAAAAATTAAACCACCTATTTTAAACCACTTAAACTGGTTTAAATTATTTTCTTTTCACCTTTAATTTAACCTACTTTTTAAGCGATACATACCAGGCAAAAAAAAACCAGCGCTAGGCTGGCTTTTTGGCGGCGTGCTGGGTTGCTGTCTTTATTTTAATTGTTCAACCAGACGCGGCAATAAAATCGTTTCGTTTTTTTCTCGTATAAATTTACATAATGTCCACCAACTTTGCGGGCAAATTCAATAAAGTTTTCAACTCGGTTTATATTCCGATATTTTTTTGGTGTTATTTCTTTGTGATCCTCAAAAAAAATTATTGCTGTGTAGTATTCCATTTTTATTTATATTTGCATTGAAAGGAAAATAAAGCAGTTAATTAGGGTTAATTGTTTTGTCCAGGCGGTCAAATTTTTGGCCGCTTTTTTTTGCAATTAACTTTAAAAATTCTATATCCTCAGGCTGTAATGTAACGCCGTTGTATATTATACGCCAGTTGGCGCCTATCTTTACCAGTTTAAAATGTTTGTGCATTAACATATAAGCTATGAAGCGTTTAGTATCTTTTTTCATATAGGTTTAATTCGTTTTTATAAATATATTTTTTATCGATCCAAATTTTACATAATTGTTTGGCCCAGTTAGTACCCTTTGCGTTTTGTTCTTGGATCTCGACAATTAGATCTTTGTAAGCAATAGGGCCGTAAATAAGCTGGTTTATTATGTTTTTGTGGTCTAGTTCTGTAAATTGTTTTGGGTGCTTTATTTCAGGCTTTTTGCTTTCACCTTCAATAGATATTTGCTGCCAGTTGCCGCCGATATTCATCAATACCACTGGCTCAAAATCTTCGCTAGATCTTAAAAACCTAGGCTGTAATGTGTATGTTTTTTTATCTTTATCCTTTACCATTTCTAAGGTACTAGAAGCCCAGCGATCACAATTTGATCCTAAGTGGCCTAGTGTTTGTGCGCCTACGCCTTTACCCTGGTGAAGTACGCCTACAAATAAACAGTTGTAAACCTTTGTAAGACGTTTAAACCAGTTCACTAGCTTGCGGCTTTCTATTTCGCTGTTATAATCAAAAATAAGATCCAATAAGCCATCAATAATTACGATCGGGCATTCAGGGTTATTTTCTAAATAATTGACAATTAAAGCCCTTATTTCAGCTGGGCCGTCCTCGCGCACTGTATAACAGTCGCACCAAGGCGGTAAATTATTTAAATTAGCAAAGTGCTTTATTTTATTAACTTGTCTGTAAAAATCGTAGTCGCTGCTCTCGGTATCAAAATACGCAATTTTGCGCCTTCCTTCAGGAAAAGTAAATTTCATATCAAATACTTCACCTGGTTGGAAAGCGCTAGCGATTGCGGCCGATAATATAGTACTTTTTGCCGTTTTTGGTAGCCCCGAAATCACGATAAAGTTTCCTAAAACGCCGATCGGTTTGTTTTTAACGGTAAATACTACCTGGCTTTGTGGGGGGATATAGTCAGGTTTAAATTTTCTAGCTGCAAGTTTTTCTTCTAAAGTTAATTTGTTTTGTCCGTCTGTCATTAGATCCTTTGAAGTAAAGCGGTTAAAATAGCTGCTATTGTTAGGGCAATTACAGCTTGCTGGTTATTAGTTAATTGAAATAACTGGGCTAGTTTCTTTTTCATCTTGTAATTTTTCTAGGGTTAAAAAATACTCGTCTGCTAAAATTGTACATTCTTTTAAAAGTGTTGAAAGTCCTATTTTACTATGATTGTTTTGCATTTCTTTGGCGCAAAGTATCTGTAATAAAACGTGTTCGTATTTGCTAAGTCCTGGTATCGGTGCCACTAAGCGGCCAAATTGATCCTGGACTGGCATAACTGGAAAAGCTGGTGAATTTTTATCTGTTTTCATAATTTTTATTTTCAAATAATGTTTTTAAAATTGGTGATTTTCTGCCTAATAAAATTTTGTGTACATCTAAATTAAAATTTTTTAATTCTTGTTGTAAACTTTCAGGTATTACATGATTGACTTTATGATATTTTTTTACAATTATTTCAGAAATTTCTAAATTCATATTTTGTAATTCTCGTAAAGTAGTATCTGAACATTTTTCAAGTTTCATTTGTCTAGTTTTTAAAGTTCGTTATTAGGTTGCTTTTCTGTAAATTCCTTTACTGCAATAGATAGGTACTTATTGTTGGCTTTGCTAATCTTTACCCAGCCAGCAATTTCAAACAGTTTGCCGTCTGCTTTGAAGTAGCCCTGGTAATCGGGTTGCTTGTCATTTTTTTTGTTTTCAACTTTGTTCATTGATCCAAAACCGTCGGCTAGATCTTTTAAATACTCATTTTTCATTTTGTTGGTTTTAAAAAGTGATAGATTTTAAATAGGTAAAAAAGTATAACAGCGCCGCTATATGTTAATAAACACACTGGCACGCTTACTGCAATAAAAAATATTATTGCAGCTAATCTTATTAGTTTACGTCGCATTGAAAACTGTTTTCTAGTCGTTTAATTTCGTGCTGGTAATGTTCCAGAGCCGCGTCTATTAGGATCCTAACTTCAAAAGATAGGTCAAACGGCAAATCGTTTTCATTTAACGATAAAAACTTACCACTACTAGAATAGAAAAAAAATGTACATTGTTCGTACGGTGATAGTGCGCGTAATGCTTCTAGGCGCAAAATTTTGTGTTGTAAGCTGGCTATTTCGCCCAGGATCTTACTGTCGGTTTTCAGTTGCATATATTAGGGTTTTTGTTTGTCTTTGGTAAAATTATAGTAAAAACGATTAAACCACCAAATTTATTTTAATAGGGGCATAAAAAAACCCAGTGTAGATACACCAGGTTTCCTTTTTTGTACTAGACCATTGAAATTTATCTAACCAACTTGCTTCTTATGCTAAAAATAGTGCTTTTTCTTCACTTCTACGCCTTACTAGGCCTGGTAAAATAACTTTTTGGCCATTTACAGTGCCTTTATTCCAGCGGTCAAATTGGGCCGCCACTTCGCTTTTAGGTGCGCCGCTATTAAGTAACCTTAAAAGGGTGCTAGATTGAAATGCGCCGATACCTACGTTATAAACAAAGCTAGTTAAACTATCCAGCTGGTTTTGGTTAATAGGTACCTTAACCAATGCTTTAATCTTTGGCACTATTGATTTTGTTTCCTTTCTTAACCATTCAACAGCCTTTTCCTGGGTAATGCTATCGCCTAACATTACTTTACGCTTTGCGTCGTAATTATAAGTACTTCCATAGCCCAGTGTTGGGATCCCAACGGGATCTAGGTAGGCTTTTAAATATTTGTTTATGTCGTCGGCTTCAAACCTTTTGATCAGTTCCTCGGCCTTTGCTCCTACTGCCATTGATGTACTTAATAAGATTAATACAACCGCGCTAATAACTAATATTTTTTTAGTTTGCGAAGTCATTAAGGACGGTTATTTAAATTAATGTCTGCGTCCTTTGCTGCAAATAAACCCAGGCCGCTTAAAATGGCTGTAATACCAGTTGGCACGTCGCCTTTTAATACTGTTGCTATTCCGCTAATTACTGCCCCTAAACCAAATAGGCTTGTTTTCCAGTTCTTAAACAT